CCTTTTCTCCCCCTCCTGGGACCCCCTGGGCTACCCTGGGTCGATGGGGTACGACCACCGCCACCGCCAGGCCCGTGCCGAGCTGCTCGCTGACCGGCCGGTGTGCGTCTGGTGTCGTGGCGCTGTGGCGACCGAAGCCGACCACGTCCCGCCGCTTGCAGCGTTCCCACCTGGCGAGTGGGTCGGGCAGTACGTCCCGAGCTGCGGGCCGTGCAATGCATCCCGCGGCGGCCGGCTGTCCGCACAACGCAGAAAGCCGAAACCTGTGACGTCGAGGAGATGGTGATATGGGCCGACACCGCAAAGCCGTCGAAACGTACCTGGAGACTGCCGAGGGCGACCCGGTGACGGTCGAAACGTGCCGAGGGCTGGCTGATCGTTGGGATGCGATCGAGGCCGGCGCTGATGGTGCCGGGCAAATTCCTCAGATTGCGGCGGTTTTGCTTCAATCCTGCAAAGAACTGTCGATCCCGCACGAGGATGCCCTGGCTTCGCTTGAAAACGCATTGAAAGCCATATGACCTACCCGGCGGCCTTGCACGCCACACCAGCAAGCGACTCACCGAGCCGAGGCCACTACCTGGCCCAGGTGGCCGAGCTCATGGGACTGGAGTTGTTCGGCTGGCAGCGGCAGGTCGCTGACGTGGCTCTTGAGGTTGACGAGGCCGGCCGGTACAAGCGCCGCACCGTCGGTGTCAGTGTCGGCCGTCAGAATGGCAAAACGGCGTTGTTGTCGGCCCGTATCGGCCTTGAGCTGCTTGCCGGCGGGCATGTCGCCTACACCGCTCAGGACCGCGGCGGCGCACGCCTCAAGTTCCAAGAAACTGTCGAGATGCTGCGGCCCGGCCTCGGTAGCCGCTTCCAACAGCTCCGGCTCGCCAACGGCTCCGAGTGTCTCACCATGACCAACGGCGCATCGTTCCGAGTCGTCACGCCCTCGAAGGACGGTGCACGAGGCTTGTCGCTTGACCTGGTCGTCATCGACGAGGCTTTGGCGCATCCGCTGGAGCTTGTCGGTGCGCTCGGCCCGACAATGAGCACCAGGCCGTCGTCGCAAATGTGGCTGGCCTCAAACGCTGGCACGAGCCAGTCGCAGCTGCTGCGCCACTACCGTGATCTCGGCCGTGCTGGCGACTCGCCCAGTTTGGCGTGGTTCGAGTGGGCTGCGGCTGATGACGCCGACCCTGACGACCCTGAAACGTGGCTGGCAGCGATCCCGACGCTTGCCGAGGACAAAGGCGTCACGATGGCAGCCGTTGAGGACTTCCACGGCACGATGACCACCGACCTGTTCGACCGCGAGATCCTGAACCGGTGGCCGTTGGAGGCCGGCGACTACGCCCTTGACCTGGCCGTGTTCGCACAGCTTGAGGAGCACGACCTGCCGCACGGCGAAAAGCTCGCCCTCGGCGTCGACGTCAGCCCGATGCGAGACTGGTCAACGATTGCGATTGCGTCGCAGACCGGCGACCGGTATCTCACCGAGATCGTCGACCATCGGCCCGGTGTCGGCTGGGTGCCCGCACGCCTCGCCGAGCTCGCCCAGCGCTGGAGCGCAACAATCGTCGTCGACGCCGGCGCTGCCGCTGGGTCGCTGCTGCCACACTTGCAGCATCTCAACACGCTCGAAGTCGGTGCCCGTGACTACTGCGCCAGCTGCGCCACCATGCACGACGCCATCGTCGACGGCAAACTCGCCCACCTCGGCGACTCGATCCTTACCGACGCAGTCGCCTCAGCAACCCGCCGGCGGCTCGGTGACCGGTGGGCCTGGAAGCGCACGAGCGAGGAAAGCCCGATCACGCCGCTGGTGGCTGCTAGCCTTGCGCTATGGGGCGCAATCTCAGTCGCGCCGAAACCGACCCCGCAGGTGTTTTGATGTATCACGCCGCCCTTCAAGTCGCCGGCCTGCTGCTGGCGATCATTGCCGTGTTCATGGAGTTCGGAGCGTGGCCGGCAGCGTTCGCTGTCGGTATCGCTGTCGTCATCGTGTCGGCCGCCGTCGAGGCTGGTGAAGGATGATCGGCGACCTGATCCGACGCCAGGAACGCTTCAACACAGCGTTCTCGCTGCCACCGAGGCAGCCGGTCAGTCAGCCCATCACCGGCCCGATCACCGTCACACGCGCCACGCTGCTGTCAAACGTCGTCGCCAACCGCTGCGTCGCCCTCATCAGCGACCAGATCGGCTCGCTGCCCGTAGCCGTCGAACGCAACGGTGAGATGCTCGAGACGCCGCCGCTGCTCGCAGCTCCCGAAGTCGACCGCACCCGCTCCGAGTTCATGGCAGCCCTCGTCACGTCGCTGCTCGTGAACGGCAACGCCTACCTGCTCGCCGGCAACCGCAACAGCCTCGGCTTTGTCAACAACGTCGTGCTGCTCGACCCCGAGGCAGTCCAGGTCGTCGTCGTCGACGGCCGGCCGCAATACCGCACAGCTCGCAACGTGCTCAATCCCGAGGACGTGCTCCACATCCGCAACTTCACCCTGCCGGGCCACGTCGTCGGATACGGCCCGCTGCAATGGAACACGCAATCCATCGCCCAAACGCTCGCAGCCGACCAGTACGCCGGCGAAGCGTTCATGACCGGCGCGCTGCCCGACGGCGTGCTGCACTCCGAAAACGAGATCACCAGCGACCAAGCCCAGGACCTGAAAGCGGCGTGGATCGCCAGCAACGGGGGCAGAAGCAGAGGTCCGGCAGTCCTCTCAGGAGGCGTCAAGTACTCACCGATGTCGTTCTCGTCAGCCGACATGGAGCTGCTCGACAGCCGCCGCTACAACGCCGAACAAATGTGCACCCTGTTCGGTGTCCCGCCGCACCTCGTCGGCGTCCCTTCGCAGGACTCGAAGACGTACAGCAACGTGCAGCAAGACTCGCAGTTCTTTGTCCGCTTTACGCTGCGGCCTCTGGCGATAAAGATTGAAGAAGCGTTGTCGACGCTGCTGCCTCGAGGTCAGCGGGCCGTGTTCAACTTCGACGCTGTGCTGCGAGCAGACACACAAACACGATACGACGCCTATGAGACTGGCCTGCGGGCCGGCTTCCTCACCATCGACGAGGTCCGAGCTTTGGAGGGTTTGACGTGACCGAAATTGAAACACGCACCGTCACGTTCGACGGCATCGAGACACGCACCGACGACGACGGATTCCGTCACCTGGTCGGCATCGTCGTGCCCTGGGACGGCGAATACCGCATGCCAAACGGCCTCACCGAGAGCTTCGAGCGTGGCGCATTCACAAAGACGCTGCAGGAACGTGGCGACCGCATCCCGCTGTACCAGCAGCACGAGTCACGCTCGACGCTGCCCGTAGGCAACTCGGTCGCCTGGGAAAACACGGCCGACGGCCTGGTCGCTGACTTCCGCATGGCCCGCACCGAACGAGCCGCCGAAGTGCTCTCGCTTGCCGATGACGGCATGGTCACTGGCCTCTCGGTCGGCTTTATCCCGGTGCGTTCCCGCACCGAGACACGAGGCACCGGGCAGCACGTCGTCCGAGTCGAGGCCCGCATGGACCACGTCGGCTTCGTAGCGCAGCCGGCCTACGACGGCGCACGAGTGCTCGCTGTGCGTCACTTCGACGCCGACGACCCCGAGATCGCACCGAGGCTCGCACGCTGGCGAGGCGCTTTCGCATGACGATGAAATCCGAGCAGCTCACCGTCGGCCTCACCGCCGCACGCATCCTCGAGGCCGAGAACACCAACCGGCACGTTTACTTCCACGACGACAGCAGCCACCCGGTCTACCTTGGCGGCTCTGACGTGCTCACGAGCAACGGCCTCGAAATCCCGAAGAGCTCGCTGCTGGAGCTCTTCATCCCGGCCAACGAAGAACTGTGGGCCGTGTCCGGCAACGCCGACCAAACCGTCAGCATCCTTTACCAGACCGACTGATCTGATAGATTCACCCGAAACCCACGTTGCGCCGCTGGAAGCGCCGCCCGCCAGCTACGGGCACCCGGCCAGCACCCGACACTCCACCACCCACTCCAAGAAAGGCGCAACCGTGCGTTTGCTTGACCAGCTCGTCGAAGAACGAGCAGAACTGTCCGAGACCGTCGATGGCATTTTGACCAGGGCGGCCGACGAGGCGCGTGACCTCTCCGAGGCCGAAGACAAGAACCTTGCCGACCTCAAGGCCCGAGCCGATGCGCTCGACGTCCGCATCGCCGACTTGCGCGATGTGCAGGTCAAGGCGCTGGAAGCGGCGAAGATTCGTGCCGAGGTCGCTGCGACCGACGAACCCGAAGCCCGTGCGGCCGCCGGCGTCGTCCAGGTCAACAGCGAGCCCGTCACCTACCACGAGCGTGGCGATCACTCGTTCTTCGCTGACCTCGTCGCTTCCCAGTCCCGCAACGACATCGCTGCCCGTCAGCGCCTCGAGCGTCACATGCAGGAAGTCGAAGTCGAGAACCGTGACGGCACCACCGCCGGCGTCAGCGGGCTCGTTCCGCCGGCCTATTTGATTGACGCTGCGGTTGCGAAGGCGCAGGCCGGTCGTCCCACGGCCAACGCTGTGCGCAACCTGCCCCTCACCGAGTCGGGCATGACCGTGAACCTGTCGCGGGTCACCACGTCCAGCTCGGCCGCGATCCAGCAGGAAAACGGCGCTGTCTCCGAGACCACCGTCGACGACACCCTGATGACGGCCGACGTCGTCACCATCGCCGGCATGCAGGACTTCTCAGCGCAGGCCCTCGCCCGAGGCATCGGCGTCGACCAGCTCCTCATCGAGGACCTGACGATGAGCTACGCCACCGCCCTTGACTCGAACATCATCAACGGCGATGGCACCGGCGGAGCTTCCACCGGCATTCTCAACGCCGCCGGCACCGGTTCCGTGACCTACACGGATGCCTCGCCAAGTGGGGCGGAGACCTGGCAGCAGGTCGTCAAGGCCATCTCGACCGTGCAGTCGTCGAAGTTCCTGTCGCCCGACGTGGTGGTCATGCACCCCCGCCGTGCGGCGTTCATCGCCGGCAGCCTCGACTCGAGCAACCGCCCGCTCATGCAGCCCGTCGTCGCCACGGCGTCGAACGTGCTGGGCACCGGCGAGCTCTCCTACGGCGCTCCGACCATGTCCATCGCAGGCCTGCCCGTCGTCACCGACTCCAACATCCCGACCAACCTCGGCACCGGGACGGACGAGGACGCCATCATCGTGATGCGCTCCGACGACGTCATCCTGTGGGAAGAGAACGGCGGTTCGCCGCTCGTCGTCCAGTACGACAGCGTCGGCTCCGGCACCCTCACCGTCCGGATCGTGGCCTACGGCTACAGCGCCTTCCTGGTGCGTGATCCGAACAGCGTCGCCGTCATCACCGGCACCGGCCTCAACGCCACGCTGTAATCCCCCCCATGACCTGCTGACAGGTCACCCTTCGTCGGTCGGGCCGGTACCAGTCCCGGCCCGGCCGACACCCCAACCCTCGAGGAGTTCGCCATGTCCGATGCACTCTGGAAGAAGCAGGCCCCGAGCCGTGTCGAGAAGCCCGTCAAGGCTCCCGCTGCTGCGCCTGCGCCCGCTCCGGTGAAGAAGACCACCAAGAAGGCCAAGAAAGGCTGACGATGGCGTACACGTCGCTCAGCGTGCTCAAGGACTACCTCGGCATTCCGAGCGGCACCACGTCCGAAGACACACCGCTAACAGCAGCGATCAACGCCGCCCAAGACCTGGTCGACGGCTACACCAACACGACGTTCGAGACGGTCACCGAGGCTCGTGTGTACCGTGCCGACGATCCGCAGGTGCTGCTTGTCGACCAGTTCCACACCCTCACCGGCCTCGTCGTCAAAACAGACACGAACAACGATGGGTCGTATGACACGACGCTGACGATCACGACTGACTTTGTGGTGCAGCCGTTCAACGAGCCGCCTTTCACGTCGCTGCTGAATGTGTCCGGCGACTGGCCCCGGTACTTCTCCGGCCGGCCAGCCGTTGAGGTCACAGCGGCCTACGGCGACCAGAACGCCGCAGCAGTGCCCTACGCAGTGCAGCAGGCCGCCCTGATCCTCGCCGCACGCCTGTACCAGCGCAAAGCGTCCCCGCTCGGCATCATGACCGGGTTCGCTGACTACGGCATCGCCCGCATCAGCCGCCAGGACCCTGACGTGGCTGCGCTGCTCCAGCAATACAAGCGGCTCGCGACTGCCTGATGGCCGACTACACCGCCATCAGGGACGGCCTCGCTGCGCAGCTTGAGACTGTGCCGACGTTCTTGACCGTGCACGCCACCGTCCCGAACCGGATTGTTGCGCCGGCGGCCGTGGTCGTTCCTGGCCGGCCCGTCGCCACCTACCACGACAGCATGATCGGCAGCGGCGGCAGCCTCACCGTGTTCAACTTCGAGCTGGTCTGCGCAGTCCAGTCCATGACCGAAGAATTTGCCCAGGACGCCCTCGACGAGCTCATCAGCGGCGCTAACAGCGTGCCGGCAGCTGTTGAGGCCGACCCGACCCTCGGCGGCGCAGCGACGACGTGCCAGGTTCGCCAGGCCGTCGACTACGGCGTGGTAGCCTTTGCAGATACCGAGTTCATCGGTGCCCGTTTTCTCGTGGAGGTCTACGCACGATGACCAGCTACACCGTCACGTCACACAAGCTCGTCGGCCATGAGCACGGCGACACCGTGACCGACGACGACCTCGCAGGCGCAAACGTGCCCGCATTGATCGCCGCAGGCCACCTGGCCGAAGCGAAACCGAAAAACAGCCGAAAGGCCG